GAAGGCTGGCCTAGGCTACGCCTTTACGGGTGAAGTGCGGGATGTGGTGGAGGAAATCCTCCATACGCCATGGAACGGCAGCAATTACGCCAGCCGTGTATGGAAGAATACCGAGGCACTCCAAAAACTGCTGGATGATACCATCATGAGCGGTTTCCTCTCCGGACGTTCGCCTAAAGCTATCGCGGCAGAGGTGGCGGAGCGGATGGATGTGGCCTATTATCAGGCGGAACGATTAGTGCGTACCGAGGTGAGCCGTCTGCAAAACGCCACTGCGCTTGGGGAGATGCAGCGCGCCGGAATAGAAGAATACGAATGGCTTGGCACGCTGGACAAGCGTACCTGCAAGGCCTGCGGTGCGATGGACGGGCAACGCTTTCTGGTGAAGGATGCCAAGGTAAGCGTGAATCTGCCGCCGCTGCATCCCTTTTGCCGCTGTACCATTGTGCCTTATCTGGGTGCGCGGGCAGCGGAGGCTACACGCTTTGCACGGGACATGCAGGGAAACGGCATCAAGGTGCCAGCGGGGATGACGCATGCGGAGTGGGTACGCTGGCAACAGGCAGGTGTGCCAGCGGATGTTCAGGCTTGGCGCGATGCGGGTTCAAAAACCACCCCGCGTGGTGAACAGGAGTTCATCAAGCAACAACAAATGTGGCGCAATGAGAAAAGAGATCGGGCGCAGTACCAGGCATACAAGGATTTGCTTGGGCGCAACTATGTTACAAAGAGCTTTGAGGCATTCCAGCAAACCAAATACAATAACCCCGAGACGTACAGCCTTGTAAAGCTTGACTATAAACGACAACAGGCGCTTGTGAAAGAGCCATCGCTCGCGCTGCCCAACGCGAACGCGGCAACGGCGGCAGATGCCAAATTCACGGGGTATCTGTTTAACCCGGAAAGCGCGGATGGGTGGCCGAAAGGCGTTGCGTTTCAACATCGCCTGGGATATAATGGGGATAACTGGGAAGCGATGCAGCGGGAAATCCTGCGCAACGCTCCGCGATACCCCGGCATCCCAAAAGGGGATACCCAATACGGAACACGATATGAACAGCGTATGGTGCTCTATGGTACCAAGAATACCCCGGCGAATGTGACCGTCGGATGGTTGGCGGACAGGGATTCCACCCATATGACATCCGCCTATATCAAGGAGGTGAGTGCAGGTGATACGGAAGATTGAACTATTTGAGCATGTTACGCTGAAAGACGGGCGGGAAGGCGCCGTGGTTGAGATTCTCGGCGATGCGGAGGCTTTCTTGATCGACATCGGAAGTTCACCTGCCGATTGGGATACCATCTATGTGACCCGTACCGACATCATGGACCCTGCATAGCCGCCAAGCGAGAGCAAGGCGGTTTTTCCATTCAGGCAGCAAGCGGCTACCCCTTTGGGGGCGGCCGCTTTTGCATACCCCGACCCGCCGGGGCAACCGCGGGAGAATAGCCGACGGGCGTTAAACGGGAGGGAGTCAGGTTATGATTAATTTTTGCTATCTGCGTGCCCTACAGCTGCGGCGTGCGGCAAACGATGCTGGCGGCGCGACGCCTGCAAACACAGAATCTACGCAGACACCGGATGCGGGGAAAGCGGATACGGACAAGACAGCCGATGAGGATAAGCCCTCCGGCGAGAAGGCTTTTACCCAGGCAGATGTGGACAAGCTAATCAGCCAAACCATTGCGAAGGAACGTGCGCGAGCAGACAAAGCCGTTTCCGCCGCCAAGACCGAGGCGGAGAAGCTTGCCACCATGACGGCGGAGCAGCGCGCTGAGCATGAACGGCAAGAGCGGGAAAACAAGCTGGCAGCCAGAGAAGCAGAGCTAAGCCGCCGCGAATTGCGCGCAACCGCACTGCAAACCTTGGCAGAAAAGCAGCTTCCCGCCGAGCTTGCAGAGGTGCTGGACTACACCGACGCAGACAAATGCAGCGCGTCCATCACAAGCGTGGAAAAAACTTTCCGCGCCGCGGTGCAAAAGGGTGTGGAGGAACGCCTGAGAGGCGCGGCTCCGGCTGCCGGTAAGGCTACTCTTTCGCAGAGCACCCCTAAGACCCTACAGGAAAGCGTGAGCGCATACTATGACAAAACGAAAGGATGATCATCATGGCTATTACCCTTGCAGAGGTGCAAAAGAATGTACAGGACGCCCTACAGATGGGCGTGATCGACGAATTCCGAAAGAATAACTTCCTGCTGGATAACCTGACCTTTGACGATGCGGTTTCGCCCACGGGCGGTGGCGCTACCATGACCTATGCCTATACGCGCCTTGCTACGCAGCCCAATGCGGCTTTCCGCGCAATCAATACCGAGTACGCGCCGCAGGAAGTAACCAAGCAGCGCTATACGGTGGACTTGAAGGTTTTCGGCGGTGCGTTCCAGATTGACCGCGTGCTGGCGAATATGGGCGGCATCATCTCCGAAGTGACGCTGCAGATGCAGCAGAAGATCAAAGCGGCACAAGCGCTGTTTGGAGATACGGTAATCAATGGCGACAGCGCTGTGGAGGAGACTGCGTTTGATGGGCTGGATAAAGCACTGGCCGGTTCCAGCACGGAACTGATACCGCAGGCTGCCATCGACCTTTCTACCAGCACGGCGCTGGACACCAACTGGAAGAGCTTTCTGGATCTACTGGATGAATTCCTGATGGGGCTGGATGGAACGCCAACGGCCATTATGGGCAATACCAAGCTCATCGCGCGCCTGCGTGCCATTGCACGCCGTGCGGGCATGTACATGACCACCAAGAACGATTGGGGCGGTCAGGTGGAAAGCTATGGCGTAATCCCGATGATCGACCTGGGTGCCAAGCCTGCCAGCAATAATCCGATAGTACCCATCGGGACGGGAGCCGATGCGGGGCTTACCAGCCTGTACGTTGCGCGTTTTGGCCTTGACGGCTTCCATGGTGTGAGCATGGCGGGGCAATCCCCCATCAAAACGTGGATGCCGGACTTTTCGACTGCGGGTGCGGTAAAGAAGGGCGAGGTGGAAATGGTTGCCGCAGTCGCGCTGAAAGCCACCAAAGCCGCCGCTGTTCTTCGAAAGATCAAGGTGGCCTAGTATGGCAAAAATCTATGCGCCCAACAGACAGTTCACCGGGGTTTCGGCCTCGGTGAGCTTTATCAATGGCGTAGGGGAAACGGGCGACCCCCACTTACTGCACTGGTTCAAAACGCACGGCTACACCATCGAGGGTGAAAACGAGAAGCCTAAAGATGGTAAAAAAGGCGGCAAGGGCAAGGCAACGGATGAAGCGCCGCCCGCGCCGCCGGATTGAGGTGATGGAGCATGTGCCTTGACAAGCTGAAGCGGCGGCTGGGCATTGATGAGAATGCAAAAGACGGCCTGCTGAACGATCTATTGGCAGATGCGCAGGCTTTTACGCAGGATTACACCGGCCGCGTCACGCTGCCACAGGGAGCCGAAGGGGTATTGGTGGAACTGGCGTGTATTGCCTATAACCGCCTGGGCATGGAGGGACAGAGCAGCCACAGCGAAGGCGGTGTGAGCGCCAGTGTGGATGGCTTGCCCGGGATGCTTAAAGCGAGGCTTGATCGCCTGCGCGTGGCAAAGGTGGGATGAGCCCATGCGACTGTTGGAGAGAAACAAACGAATGCTGACGCTCAAACCCCCGATGGAGAAACTGAAGTATAACCCGCAAGAGCACCTATATCGCTTTGACGGCAGCAAAGCGGTGAGCATCCGTGCCGTGGTGCAGCCTATGAGCGGCTATACAGCAGCGCAGCTATACGGCACAACCATCCACCTCAAGCGCCGCCTGCTTTATGACGGGGAAACCTTGCTTACACTGGGCATGGGCGTGTGCGTGGATGTGCCCCATGACCAACCCTGTGATTACCGTATCGAGGAAACGCCAGCAAAATGGAACGGACACTGGAACGCGGTACTTGCCTACCTGCCGCCGGAGCAGCGGGGAGGGACGTAACATGCCGATCCATATTGAGGGTGCGGATGCACTGATAGCCAAACTGAGCGGAATTGCGGCAGCGTTATTGCCAGCCGCAGCGGAAGGCATGGAAAAGGCGATGCAGCCGATGGTACGGGACGCGAAAACGAACTGTCCGGTAGATACGGGCATGCTGCGTGGGAGCATACAGGCAACGGTGCAGGCTGGCGGCGATGCTGTGAGCGGTAAGCTGTACTCTGCATCAGAATACGCCCTGTATGTGGAGATGGGCACCGGCCCTAAGGGGGAAGCTGAGCACGCAGGGGTGGCTCCTGTGGGGGTTACGTATCGCCCAACGGGTTGGGTGTACCGTGATGAACGCGGATTTCATTATACAACCGGGCAACCTGCGCGCCCGTTCCTCTACCCGGCGTTCAAGGCGAACAAACGCCTGGTACTGGGATATATCGCGCAGGC